CGCCCATCAATTGCATCTACTATCGTTAATTCGTCTGAAATATAAGCGCCTCTATCTACGTTATAATCATCGGTTTTTAACACGATAGATGTTTTGACATGTTCAGAACTTATAGATAACGGTCTGTTATTCTTAGTTACTGCAAAATTTAAAACACCAGTCCCTCTATCTGATTCATAGAAACTGATGTTTGTGTCAATAATTGGATTATATTGTGATGTTGTTTGTAACTCGATTAAGTTATCGTCTTTCGAAAAATTATCTACTACCATTACTTAACCTCCTCGCCTTTTATAATGCTCCAACCGCTATTGCCACCAGTTCCAAAGTTTCTAACTAAAAATTGATGTGCAGATGCAAAGTTATTACGTCTTAATACTTGTGTTGTGTTGCCTGGTGTATTTGATTTCACCTCTAACACCCAACCTGCAATACCTTTAAAGTCTTTAGGAAAATCAGTAAATCGTTTTGATTCTTCAGTAGTGATATAGAAGTCTAGGCCAACGATTTTTAAATCAGATAGCTTAGTAATACTTTTCGGAATATGTTCCCAATATCCAGCACTCTGCGGGTTAAAGTTCCATGAGCCGTTGTTTTTCTTGTTAAAGATGTCGATAACACGCTCAAATTTGAGCATATTTCTACCTGTGCTATTTCTAGTGAGTACTTGTCTTACCGCACCGTTATAATGTCCAGGTAATACATCAAAGAACCAACCTGCATCCCTAAATTCTTTAGGTAATGGAAAGTCTAGCGCATTTTGCGTATCTTGAGAGTATAAGTAATAGTTACCAACCTCAGTAACATCACTTAAATATGCTGGGTTTTGCACTGGTAACGGTTTAACACGTCCACCTGAATCAGTCATTGATACTTGAGGTGCGATGTTTTTTAAGAATTGGTTTACACCTCTTTGACCGATAGAATAAATTGAGTGATGTCTGTTGTTACCTGGTCCAATAGTTACCCCAATTAAAAGCGCTTTGCGTCCTGTTTCTAGATCGTAATACATGTCGAGACCCTCAGCTTCTTGGAAGTCTCCTTTAAAGTTATTATTCACACCGCCTATATCGATACGACGTTTAAACAATAATTCCTTTGTTTTGACGTCGAATCCTTGTAAGTAATTAGGATTAGCCGTATTCGAATCACCCGTGTACCAATACAAGACACCTGCATCATACGCAATACCTTGCATAGGTTGCGTTAATGAAGAATATTCCATTGGTATATCCATTTGATACAAAATTTTGTCTATACCTTTGTCGATATCGTCAGCACTTCTAACTTCAATGAAATTCAATGAATTCTTAGCTTGTTGTTCAGAAGCTTTATATTCACGTCTAAAAATCATTAAGTTTTCTACTGGATTATAAATTGCTGACGTATATCTATCATTAAATATATTTGGCATGACGTCTTGCATTTCATTGCCGTACGTTATCTCTCCAGTTCTATATTGGAAACGTACAAACTTGTTGTTTTTGTTACTGTCCAATACAGCTGAATAAATCCATAATTCTCCATTAATGTATCTATACGCATTGTGTGTACCGTGACCGCCATTTTTAACAAGCAATCTATCAATAAATTGTCCGTTGGGCTTCAATCTAGATAACATGTAATGATTGCCTGGACGCGCTTGTGTCATATAAATAATTTTTGTTTTAGGGTCTACCCAAAATGATTGCATTACTGCGTTAGTGTATGGCGATAAGTCAGTGATAAATTCTGGTTCTTGCTCTTTCGGTTCGAATCGATATTCAGTTGCTCGATATTCTTTGTAGTGTTCATCTACAGCTTTCTCGACTTTTTTAGTGAAAGCATCTAGTGTTGAATAATCATGATACAAACGATCTTGTAAAGTTTTGTGACCATAACCAGTATTATCAACACGTGCATCTGTTACTTCATTAATACCGTCGCCGTTATGACCTAGAATCATATTGCTAAAACGGCCATTTAGATATGTTAAAAAGTCAGAGACACTACTAGTAACTTGTAAGTGTTCATACTTAATTTGCTCTCCGTCATGTGCAAATACTTCTTTGTTTCTATGGTATTCAAGAGAGAAATTTAAGTCAGTAAGCATATCTGAAATGAGTTTGAAATTATATTCGTTCTCATCCACATACCTGTAATCGAAAACTCTGCTTAAATCTGTAATTAGTTTATTACTCATGTTTTCCTCCTTTATTATCCATAAAACTGATAATAATTTTTAATAAGTTCATACATAATAACTTCATGGCCTCGTTCATTCGGATGTAACCCGTCAGGCATGCTGGATTTTCTAAATGCAGGATTATAAGGTTTGAAATAGTCTGTATGATATGCATCATATACAGGCACGTCTAATTCACTGCAAGCCAAAACTTGAGCATTTACATAGTCTTCAAGTGTTAACCCTAATTTATTTTTATCCGTGTCTTTACGGCGTATTTTAGTGCCATCCATAGGACATTGTCTTGTAGCCGTCATAACTAATATTTTAGCTTGTGGGTTATTTTCTTTTATAACGTTAATAGCACTACAGAAAGCGCCATAAAAGGTTTTTAAATCTATTTTGCTATCTCCAATCGGTACTCCTTGCCAATAACCGTGAAGCCAGTCGTCATCAGTACCTTGAACTATGATTAAATCACCTCTTATTTGTTCTGCCTGACGATATATACTGTTTTCTGTTTTGTCTGTACCAATTGGCACGGTAGCCATCGTAGCACCACCCCTTGCAAGGTTCGTTGTTTTAGCTTTTAACTTTTTACCTAACATTTCGGTGAAATTTGTTTTCGCATGTGATCCTCTAGCTACAGAATCGCCAATTGTTCCAATTGTTTTTATATCTTTAATATTTGATTTATCTACAAAATCATGAACGATAGTTCCGTCAGATGTGGTTACAGTTTTAGAACTCACTTTCTTTTGCTTATCTTCAATCAAATCTGTTTTACTCATTAAATCAAGTGTGGATTTAGCTATCGATGCAACTTTAGATTTTAAGTTTTCTGCCGCTTTACTAGGGTTGGAAAGGTTAACGTCATTCAATCCAGAAACATAATTAGCTGCAGTATTAACTTTTTTCATATATCGTTGTTCTCTATTAAACTCACCAAGCGTTACATCTTGCTTCACAATTACATTGTTTATATCCCTAATCGTTTTAATTTCTACTATACGCACTAGGTCGTTAAGTCCTAAAACAGTAGATTTTATTTGAACTATATCCCCAGGTTGTGGGTCTGCTTCAGGATAAGCTTCTCTTAACACCAAAAAGTCCAAAGACAAAGATTGTTTTAAAGACTTTTTTAATCTTGATTGTAATTCTTTATCCATAGTTTCTTGGTCAGTAACTTTGCCGTCTTTAAAAGGTTCTGCGTGTATATCACCGTATATTTCAGCTAATGCACTTCTAGCTTCCATTACGAGCCCAGCGTGTTCGAATGTTTCTTCTCCTGAATAATTACCATATCCTCTGATAAAAGTTGCGAAATTACTTGCATCTTCCTCGAGTTTTATAGCGTTGGCGTTGACTTCGTCAGAAATAAAATAAGACGCTTTTTGATTTGCAAAAGGCGTCAATACAAACTTATATCTGTCTTTCTTTTTGTCATATGTGATCTTATATTCTAATCCAAAATGTTCTAAACCTTTTTTAAACATTTCTAACCTTGTGTCACCTTCACCGCCGTTTTCAAACTTTGAAGACTTAACTTTGCCCTCGACTTCAAAAAGCATTCCAGTACCTTGAAATACAATGTTAAAATACCTTTCTACTGTAAAAGAACCTGTTACATTAACATAAATCCTGTCAATCATTAACTTGTCTATGGGAATCTCTCTAGCAGTACATTCAACCAGTTGTCTGTCGCCTTCTGATTTCCTATCAATGACAGTTATTACATATTCTTTCTTGTCATTTTCACCTTCGACATGACTAACAATCCATCTTTTCCCTATAGCGTTAATAACTTCATAAGTGTATTTGTTTTCGAGAATATCAAAAGTTAATACACCGTCAGCATTAACTTTTTTCACTAAAGTTGTTTCTACTGGTACAGGTACGCCATTACCTTTAGGTGGTTTAATAGTTATTGTCATTCTGACACCTACTTATAATAAAATTTCAAATCAAACTGAACTTTTTGTACCGTTTGATTAAACTCAAATTTATTAGCTCCGTATTTAAATTTTGGTTGAGCTATATTCGTTTCGGTACTTATTTCAACACCGTTTTTATAAACTCGGAAGCTATCATAAACAATTTTGTCTCCAGCTTTTAGTTTGATTCCTTCGATTTTCATTATTTCAGCATGCGTTAAGTTCCATACAAATGATTCTGTATCTTCGCCTAAAATAATTGTTATCTTTTTATACATGTTGAATTGGTCATTCGGTGCAGTACCATGATAGTAAACTGTATCTTTACTTACGTTTTCAAACGTATACTGGCGCTTATCTCCGCCTGCATGCCAATCGATATTAAAATCAAACGACCACAATCCAACCTTTTTGTTTTCTTCTAGCTCTAGGCTTGTGCCAATACTTTCGCCGTATGGTAGTTCTGTAGTTTCGAATTTTAGTTCAAAAGAAACTTTATTACCTTTTTGTTTAGGGTTTATAACTCCGTTAAAAATAACTTTATACTGCTTACCATTTACATAAATTTGTTGATCGTGTCTTGAATATTCATAATCCGGGAAGTTGTTTTTATCTAATTTCACGTAATCATCAGAAGTAGGTTGTGTAAACCTGTAATTCAACTCTTCTTTTCTTCTGATTTCTCGTAAATACATTGGTTCTATGTCTGTCGTTAACGAATACAACATATCTCGCATATAAGCAATGTCTGAACGATTTTTTACTTTACAAAAACACGGAACAACTATATCTCTACTGATATAATTGCTCCCCATTAGTATGCGACCGTTCATGTTTTCTTTATCTTGATACTTTGTGTTGATTTGCATGCTATCAATTACTATATCGTTAACGATAAACCCGTATTCACTTAACCTGATTACAGTGCCATCTTTTTTAGTTAATTCTATGTCCATTTGTAACCTCCTTTATAAGTAATACACAGAATTGCGTTTAGCATTTCTGCCGTTAACAATACTAGTAAGTGCGTCGTTATTAATATCAAGTTCAACTTTTACAGTTTTCATGTTTGGCGATGTTTCAATTGAATGTGTGTGTTGGACTTGTGCGTTGATATTGCCAACAAGATTGCTTAAGTTACCAGTAATACTAGAAATGTCAGGTGCATTTAACGTAGGTTGAAATGCATCAACTACTTTATCAGCAACATTAGAAACGTTACGAATAACTTTACTTGAATGATTATCTATACCTTTAACGAAACCTAGCATTGAATACATACCAACATCCATGAATTCACGTGAAGGCGAGTGAATACCTAGCGCTCTTTTGGCTGCATTTAAAGCACCTTTTGCTACACTAGCTGCTTTTTCAGCTAAGTCTCTAGCCATATTACCAATACCTCTCATCAAACCACGAATCATATCAGCACCTGCCGATACAAAGTCATCCACAAAGCTTTTAACTTTATTCACCGCATTTGTCATACCTTCACTAACTTTATTTACAACGTTAACGAATCCTTGAATAACTCTATTAACAAAGTTAATTAGCGTACTTGTTATAGTAGATACCCATTGCATACCTTTAGTGACAATGAAGTTCCAAGCTTGAGACATTTTGTCTGATATAGTTGATACAACTTGTGTGAATATACTTACTACTTTGTTCCAAATAGTTGTTAAAATACCAGATAAGAAACTCCAAATTGTATTCCAGATATTTGAAATAAAACTCCATGCCGCTTGTAACGCAGTAGATATAGCTGTAGTGATAGCGTTCCAAACTGCCGTTGCTACACTCACTATTGTGTTCCACAACGTTTGTAAGAACGTCCAAATAGCGTTCCAAATAGTCATTGCGATAGTCATGATTGTTGTAAACACAGTAGTTATTACAGTGACTAACAAATTCCAAATCGTAGTAGCGATTGTAATTATCGTGTTCCAGATTGTACTTAAGAATGTCCAAATAGCTGTCCATATCGTCATAACTATTGTCATTATCGTCGTGAAAACAGTTGTAATGATTGTAACTAAAAGGTTCCATACTGTTGTTGCAATAGCGATAATTCCATTCCATAACCCTTGTAAATAAGCGACTATTTGATTCCAAATAATCATTATAAAATTGTATACATTTAATACCGCTGTAGTGATAGCTTTTAAAATAGCATTCCATACAACCGAAGCTACAGTTTTCAACACATTCCAAACTGTAACCATAAATGTTTTTATCGCATTCCAAGCATTTATAATAAAGTTTCTGAATCCTTCATTTTTATTCCACAATAAAACGAATATAGCTATTAATGCAGCGATTACACCAATAACTATTGTTATTGGACCACCTAAAATACCAAACACAGTTACTAGTCCTGTGATAGCATTTCTAATTAATCCAATCTTACCGAATAACAATTGGAATATAGCTGTAACTAATTTTATTGGACCTTTTAATGATGTCATTGCCTTACTTAATACTAAAGTTCCTGTTTTAGCCCAACCAAACTTAGTTACTAATGCAACTAATCTTGCTGCTAATGGTCCTAAAAAGTCCATTACCGCTAATATTGGAGCAATTAAAAATCTAAATGCACCAACTAAAGTTATAATGACACCAACTAATTGTGCTGTAGCTGGATGCGCCTCAAACAAGTTAGCTATCCAACCAGTTATTGCTACTGCAACGCGTAATACTGCACTAGCTATAGGAGCCATCGCTGTTGCGAATGCAACTAATCCTCTTGCAATGTTCCCAATTAATTGCATTATTAGTGGTCCATTTGTTTGTATATAACTGACAAAGTCTTTAAAACCTTGAGATTGACCGACTTGTTCAGACCATTCTCTAAACTTAGCCGTCATTTGTTCAAGAGATTGGAATATGCCAGTTGATGATCCACTGAATGCATTCATCAAATTGTTAATTCCAACGAAAACATTTTTAAAAATATTACCAATGATAGGTAAGTTTGTTTTTGTGTATTCAATAAAACGAGTTATCGAATTTTCTCCAGCTGCACTATTAGCCCAGTTAGAGAAAGATTGACCTAATCTATCCAACCAATCAGCCGACCATTGAAACAGTGGTGCTAATTGTGTGAATACATTGACTAATCCATCACCGAAACCGCCTGCAGCACTTAATAGCTTGTTAAATACCGAAACACCAGTTGTATTCATCATGTTGAAGAACCTTGATGCTACACTGCTATTTTCAGCCCATTTAAGCACGCTTTGAGACGCTTCTTCCATTCCTCTTGAAATACCACTAAAAAATGGTTGTAAGCTCTGCATTGCAGTTTTAACAGTATTTAAACCATTTGCAAGAGTTGTGAAGATAGCGGATTGATTTTGCTTTATAATATCAGTCCATGCTGACTTTACGCCATCTAACGCTTTTTTGTATTCGTTTGTTGCTGAGCTAGCTTGTAAAGTGCCATCATTAAGCATCTTTATAGCGCTGATAGCCATTGCGCCAAATGCTACAAAGCCAGCGCCGGCTATTGCTACCGCACCACCTAAAGCAAGTACACCGCCAGTTAACACTTTGATAGCGTTTAATAGCGCAAATACTACAGGTACTACGCTCGCTATTACAGGTATTAAGATACTAAAAGATGAAGTTAGTAATCCACCAACCATATTAGAACCTACAGTACCGAACACACGGAACATATTAGCTAAATTCCCCATCTGTCTTTGGAAATTGTCGTTTGCTTTTATTATGTAGGCATAAGCTTTCTTTAAACCATTAGTATCGACATCTACCTTTGTTGTTTTTTTGTTTGGCAATGCGTCTAACGATTTTTTAAACGCATAAATTGTTGGTATAGAAAGCCCTGTATCTACATCAAGTCGAGATCTAGTTTTGTTCGGAATACTTTTAAGTTCTTCTTTAGTACGTTTGATTTTAGAGTTAGCAACACCATTGTCCACGTCTATAATAGCTTTGGCTTTAGACCTATTTAATGCTTCGAGACTAGCTTTAGATACTTTTAACACTCGATTGAATTTACTGTTATCTGCATTGACGTCAATATTGACACGTTTCTTTTCTAATTCTGATAATTTAGCTTCTGTTTCAGCGATATCTTTAATCAACTTTTGTTTTTGCAACTTAACTTCTGGTGTAACTTCTTTAGAGTTTAGTTTGTCTAGTTCAAAATTCGATTCTAGTACCTTTTGTTGTAAATCTTGTATACTAGCATCTAATTTAGCTTTTACATTTTTGTTACTAAAGGCATCTAAAGACTTTTTAGCAACTTTGATAGTTTTTTGTAATTTTTTATCGTTAGCGTTTAATTCAACATCTTTAGTTTGATCTGCTACTCGTTTAAATCTTTGCACAGACTTAACCGCACTATCAATTTGCCTTTTGAATTTGGCTACACTAGCTTCAATAGTCGCTTTAATTTTATATTCCGTCACATTAACACCTCTCTTTCTATCGCTTATTAAATTCTGCTATAACTTTAAAGAATTCATTATTTTGTGGTTCGTATTCATCACGTTCGCTGCTAAATCTTATATCTTTACCTTCGTTAAGCCGTTGGATATTTTCTTCATAAGGCAATACGTCGTTTGCATTGTTAAAAACATATTCCTCTTTAGGTTTATTTTCTGTCCCAACATTTTTAGTAGCTGCAGCATCACGAATAGCAAACGCAAGTTTGTAACGTTCGAATTCTTGGGTTAGCATTTCATACTCTTTCGCATACATTCGATAGTTATATTCTGTTAATGTCATTTGCTCAATAACATTTAAATCTGTAATACCAAGTGTTGACATACAAGTGATAACGATTCTGTCGTAAGTTATTACGCTTCCGCTGGTTTCTCTTCCGCTTCCACTACTTCGACTAGGTTTCGGGTCATAGGTCGCTTTCCCAACTCCGTTAAAATATCCGAACCGAATTCTTCTAGTCCGATATTTTCTGCGATTTCATCTAATGCTTCATCAATGTTATTAATAGTAATTGCTTGTTTTTTTAAGTGAGATGTAGCTGCGATTAAAACTTCGCCAATCACAACCGGATTTCCACTTTCTAAACCTACAGGCAACATTGATACACCTTGACCGATAGAAGCTTGTTCAACTTTTAAACCTAATCGGTTATCGATTTCTCTTAAAAATTTAAAACCAAAACTTAATTCTAATGACTTTCCGTTAATTTCTACATTCATAACTTAAAATCTCCATTCATGATTAATTTAAACAAAATAAATAGGGCTTAACGCCCTATTTTTATACCTCTCCTGGTGTAACCGTTGATGAATCTACCTTAGGTTGTGGAATTGCTGTTAAATCTTCGCCAGTTAACGCATCTGCTTTTGTAGTGTCATGGAATCTGTATCCAGTCGCCTTAAGTTTCTTTGTTACAGCCTCAGGTAGTGTTGCAAATCCACGTTGGAAACGACCATTCACTCCATATTCATATTCATATTCATCAATACCGTTAGCTTCTGCTTTTAATTCAAATTTATTGTGGAAACCTTGGAAATATTTCGCTTTAAATTTAGTGGCATCTCCATTTTTGCCTGGTATTCTACTTTCAACTTCCCAAGCCTCATACAATACGCGATCTACAACTGCATCTTCAATTTCATCTGCAAAATCGTCACCATAAAACATTTTAGCAGTACCAGACATTGTTGACTCAACAGAACCACCAGTGTTATAAGAACCGTCCATTGTATCCTCTGTATCTGTATCAGCTTCATGTGATAAGCCGTATTCAGTTAAAAAAAGCATTTTAGTAGCATCTACTTTTTCGCCAGCTTTTCTAAATAAAATAATACGATCATTACTATTTTTCATATTTGCCATTCAATATTCCTCCGTTTTTTAAAATGTTTTGTAAGATATCGTTACTGATGTGTGTATCAATTCTTGATTGGTAGTATCATCAACTAACTGTGTGATGTTAGTATCATCTTCTTCAAAGTCATAATCGTTTGTTTTAACGCTAGGTGTTAAATCATCAATACATCTTTTAACAAGTCCGTCATGATGTCCTAAATCATCACTTACACTCCAAATATCAATAACTAAATTCGTGTCACCAGAATAACTATCAAACGTGTATTTACTTCTGTTTGACTCCGGCATTTTTATTACAAAAAAAGGATACGGAATCTCTTGTTGCATCTCTTTACGAGAAATAACAGGGAATCCATATCCTTGTAGCATTTCATACGCTTTATTATAAAGTTGTAAGTTCGGTGTCATGCTTTTATCTCCTATTCAAACAACGCTTTCAATTCTTCTACAGTTGATTTTCTTATTACCTCATATACTGGCCACATAAAAGGTTCTGCCTCCATGTATCGAGTACCAAACTCTAAGAAACCACTATAAGCTGCATGCGATGTGATAGTGTATTGCAAATCGCCAGTTTTTTTATATCTGATATTGCGTGATAAATTACCAGTCCAATAACCCTTATTCATTACTTCTCTAGCTTTCAATTTAGCTCGTACTACATATTCTTTGGCGTTTTCCTGTAAAATATCATCAACATCATCATCAATGTTGGTTTTCATATCGTGAAATTGGTTTAACAGTGCGTCTAATCCATCTATATTCATCAATTGACCTCTTCGATATAATATGACGTTTCGTGTCTGTATATCCTTATATCAACTATCTTGTAGCGAATGCCATTAACCAACACGTGGCTAACAGGGTAAGATATTGATTCTTTTATCCTCAGAACACTTACATCGTTTTTTACATCACCAAATTCAAGTTGCTTTCTTGCTCTAGAAATGGGGTTAATATTGCATGGTATCGCATCATAAGTGATTAGTGTGTTTTCTTTTTTGCTAGTTTTAGGATTGTAAGTTGCTACTTGTTCTAATTGAAAAATAACTCTATCTTCATATCTCAAAAGAACACAGCCCTTCCTTTTTTAGTTCTCGTTCTAGCATTAAAGTAATTATCAATAATAGCTTCATACTCCTTGAAATCGTTCAATTCATACGCATTGCTACGTCCGTCAACCGCTTCTGATGTCATACCTTCAGCACCAATCCTGTTGTAGCGTTTAACTGCAACTTCTTTAATCATGTAACTAAACCTTTCCGGTATTTGTTCAACTTCAATAGGTAACATTGATAACAACTGGCTTTCACAACTTTTTATAATTTCCTCTAATTGTTCATCTTGCTTTTCATCTTTAAGGCCAATACGTTTTTTTACATCAGCTAGCGTAGTCATATAACCACCTACTCTAGCGACTCAAAAGTGTTGATAATTTCAGCTTTTGTTTGTTTTTCATCAACTTGTAAGCCAGCAACACTTGCTATTTCGACAAGTTCTTTTTTGGTTAATTTGTCATTTACAATGTAAATCATTTGTTCGTTGCGTTTATTTTCAACACTAGCTAAAGCTTTGATACGTTCATCTGTAGGATCATAACCTTTGCGAGGGTAGACATGCCCTTTCATATAGACATGTCTGTTATCTTCTAAATCTGTAAAATCTACTTTAACAATTCCAATGATTTCGGGCATGTTACCACTCCTAATTATTTATTAAACTTCTCCTGGATTTGAAGATGGTTTTGCATCAGCAGGAACTAACTTAGCAAACGCTTTATCATCAGCGATATGCAATGCTACATGCATAGTTGCACGTAATGCCACCATGTCTTGTTCAAACAAGTTTACAGGTGTTCCATCTTCATTTTTGACTGTAGATAATTGTGCAGTTTCATCGATTTTGTATTCAATTAATTGAGGGATACCGTAAATCAACTTATCGAAATCACCAGTGATTAACTCACCACGTTTTAAGTTGCTTGATTTAAGGTTAACCACAGGTAGACCATCTAACGTATCACTGTTACGGTCATAAATACGTTCTTTCGTTTCAGGATCTACAATTTTACGTAACAAGCTTCTGTTTTGTGTTTTTGAGATAAACGCATTTGCTTCTAATTCGTCATCTTCAAGTAATGCCTCTAAATCAATAATGTTATCTTGTGTGAAGTCACCTTTAATAACCTTATTAGTTTTTTCAATTGATTGTGCAATTGATTTACCGAATGGATTGTTACCTTGATTCAAAATACCCGCTTCATCAAACTTTTTATAGAAAGCTTCAGCAATCATAGGTTTCATCTCTTCAAAGAATTGTGAATAAGTGTAATTCAAAAACTCTTTTGTTACAGGTAAGATAACCCCTAATTTAAACGCTCTCATTGTAGCATTAACCCAAGTAGCCTTAGACGTTTCGATTTTTTGACCTTCACCTACCCAGTAAGCACCTGGTTTATCAGCCCAAAAAGTAAACTTCTTCTCAGTACCTTCCATTGGTTCGTACTTACCTAATTGCATGATTTTAGAGTTTTCCATAACCTCTTGTAAGATGGGCGTTGTGAATTCATTCATCAACGTGCCATCTTTCTTTTCGTGCATCATTACATTATCAGGGTTAAATACTTGCGGTTTAACATTGTTACTCGCAAAATGTTGCAAATTTAATTTTAATTTTTGTGTTTGTTCCATTTAAATGCCTCCGTTAATTTTTAATAATTCTTTTTTGTCTAGCTATTTCAGCTAAGTTTTGCGGTTTATTTTTAGTCGAGTGATTAAATGAATCTCCACCAGTCAATGGCGATTGTCTAGCGTTAATCTTAACCGCTTCATTAACCGCTTTTTTTACTGCATTAGAAAAAGCTTCAACATTCAATTTAGTTTGTTCAGCAGTATCTGTTACAACTAAATTAACAACCTCATCTGATGAATCAACTTCCGCTTCGCTTAACATTTTCCTTGCTTCTGAACGCATTTCATTTAATTGTTTTTCTGAGCGTAATTGCTCCAGCTCTTTTTCCATTTGCTCGCGTTCATATTCATCTTTTTGATCCTTGTTCATTTTCGCTAATTTAGCAGCTTCTTTAGCAGCTTCTTCTGCTTTTTCTCTTGCATACTCATCAGCTTTTTTCTTTTCGTGGGCTACACGACGTTCAAGTATTTCATCAACTTTCTTTTGTTGCTCTGGCGTGAAAGTTATTTCAGTACCTTCGTCATTTTCTTTATTATCAGGATCTCTTTTTTTACCATCTCCACCTGGTTCATCCGGATCATCTGATTGGTCTGCAAAAAATTGCAAATTAAACTTAAGTTTATTTTCTTCCATGAGATATACCTCCATTTATAGTCTGTCGACTGTTTTTCCATGCGTGCTTTTTATGTCATCAGCACGTTTTGGACATAAAAAATAGCCAACACAATTAAGTGCTAGCTATTAAAAGAGTGGTTCGTTATATTTCGGTTTTTCTTTATTGGCTAATACTGCCGACCTTACGCTGTCTAAGTTTGCATCAATAATAACTGTTTCGTTTCGCTTTTGTAACTCTTTACGTATACCTTTTAACTCTCTTGCTATGTCTCTAAGGTATTTGTCAGTATTGCTCATACCAATATCCTCCAAACACTTAATTTACTATCATACAATGCTAACTTGCCTTTAAAAACTTTTACTTTTAAATCAATCATCGCTTTTCACTTTTCCTCCAAAGTATTTTGTTTGTCGTTTTTTGTTTGGTTTTTTCGGCCACATAGATTTAGGTAGTAATGCACAATCTGAACGACAATTGATATGCATAGGGTAGAAATTAACACCAATTTTAGCGTCTTTAACTTTGAATATTTCTCCATTAAGCCCCTTGCATACTTTAGTTGTTCTACTATCAATTTTTGCAATATACATATAATATCCTTCCGGTGAAATTTCTTTCATGCTGTCAATACTTGATTGTGCGTGAACACGTGCCGATTCCGTATAAAGCAATGATTTAATTGCTGCAGTCTTTTGTCTTGCTGTGCCTTCGAATTTGTTTAGGTGCTTGCGCATATCTTTAACATATTCATTTGGATGTCGACCTCTAATAACCACATTAGCAATTATTTCTTCTACTTCTTGTTTCATCGCTTCAGTATTAGTCCATAATCGCTCTGACCAAACGACACCATGAAATTGTGTATCAACGATTGTATCTATAACTTCTTTAGCTACTTGTACACCTTCACCTAAAATACCTGCTTGATCACTGAACACACGATAAGCTGTTGATTCGAAATATTCCCTCATAGATAATTCAGTTTGAGCTGTTGCATAAGCAATTAAGAATTCGATTTGAATCTTTAACATCTGTTCTCTAGATACATACATTTTCGTGTTATACTTCTTTAATTCTTCATTTGCTCTATCGCTAAAGTCCTTGTTTTCGACCAATCTTTTTGCTTCTTCTTGAAACGCTTTTACATCGAACTCATCAATAATCTTTTGTGCTTCTTGTAATGTAACGCCTGCAAAATCTCCGTACTTAACAATAAACGCATTGATTTCTTTTTCAATGCGCTTAATCATCATATTCAATATACGTTCTATTTCTTCAGCTTTAGTTTTATCTCGCTTTAACTCATTCTCGATTGCTTTGCGTCCGCGTTCTTCCCAATATTCTTGAGTGTTTTTGTTAGGCAATTACAATCATTCCTTTTTATCAACAGTATCTTTTGTATCATCATCTTGTTCGTCATCATTGATGTCTCTAGGGTCTTTATAAATACCTTTTTGAGCTTTTTTAATAGATTCTTTCTCATCTTCTTCTATTTTCTTGACTTCCAATTCAGGGTCTTGGAAGAACGAGAATAGAGACATTAAAGTTGTTTGGCTAATCTTCCCACCAGAATCAATATAAGCTTTTAATTCTTCGATTAATGATTTAGGTAAGTTTCTGTTGTATACGTATCTAACAGTATTGAAATCTTTGTTAGCGTCAATCGACCGTGTATTTTTAAGTATTGTCTCTAACAACTTAGCACGACGTCTTAACCCTTTAGTGAACAATCCTTCTTTAGTTTTAGTACGTTGTTCTAATCCGAATAATTTGTATTTCATTGCCTCGCCCGATTGAGTGCCACTAAAGTTATCATCTTTCATGTTAGGCGTGTTGGTAAACATGTGTATATCACTGTTCAAACGGTCTTTATAAGCTTCGGTACCTTGTACATCGTATTGTTTATAAATATAACCGCCGTCAACTGAACCTTCTGTTTCGATACCTGTATCCCTATTCTCATAAACGGTTGGCTCTAAAAATAACACGTTAGCTTCCTTTTGTTTTCTAACTTCTACAGGATCTAAATTTAAATTACCTTTAATAAGTAACATAGCGTCATTTAAATCACTCATATAGTTAGCAGTATCTGATTCAGCATTATCATACAAATCAATTAAAGTGATTACTTTCTCATAATCCCCTTTTCTTCTTTCGTTGTTGCTAAATTCTGTAATAGGCATACGTTCGAAAGAGTGTGATTCAAAACCGTTTTCACGTGGTGTGAGCTTCAATCCATTTGTTCTACTGGTAAGATATCTATAAACACCGTGAGAAGTAAATAAATCAACTGTAAACACTTCATCTTCGTCAGTCTTGTCTATTGGTTTAGTTCTTAAATATCTAACTCCTGCGATACTATTACGTTCAATTGTATTGTCGTATATGACAAAAGTACTCATTGCATCACTCTTGTATAAACGCGTTTCATCATCTTGGTTTCTAATCATTAACTCATAAGCTTTGCCATAAATTGACAAATCTAATCCTAAAGATCTATTGTGTGACTCAACATCATTTAAATCATTGAACGCCTCAATAGCTTCTAATACATCTTTATCATCATCTTGACATTGAATCGGATTACCTAAGAAATAACCGTTAATAAAATCGCTAATATAAGATGCGTAATCATGCGCTACACGGTTATCTGCCATGTACTCTTCTTTGCGTCGTGTTAACTCAACCAGATTCTTAGTTTTACCTTCGTAATAATCACTTAACACTTTTAATCTAGGTCGTTGGTAATCCATGTGATGTTCAATGTATTTACTTACTTCATTAATGTTTTGTAATAAATCAGACTCTGTCCCGTCATATGTGTAAACAACATTAGCTTCATCGTTAAACAAGTAATTTCTGTTTTCTCGTAAATCAGTATCCGTTTCAAATTCGTTTGCCTTTAACATTTGTTCCCTCCTATAATCCTAGAGATTTAATTACTTTTGTTTTGCTTTCTATATTCTTTTTACGTTTTTTACGTACGATATGATATTTCTCAAGACTATAACGCAATGCATCGATAATATGGTTATTAGCATCTATAGGCTTGTTCAACCACTTACCATCATTATCTTGGTCAAATGTATAAGTGTTGAACTCTTCAATAGCGTGTTCACATGATGGGTGTATAATAACTTCAAAGCCTTGAATGAATTGAATGCCTGGTAAAATAGTATTAGCGCCTTTCAACGCTTTTCTTATACCTTTAATCCCTTTAGATTTCAATTCACTGATCACTCTATCTCCACCAGCCCCATAATCAGCTGCAATATCTACATCACCTAATCCTTTTTTAATAAGCATTTGTTTTATATCATCAGTTAACATCGCTTTTTTATAGTGTTCATCATAGATGAATAACTTTTTGTTTTTTAAATCTACAACCGTACTAACAACTGTTGTAGGGTCTTGACTAAATCCAAAATCCATTCCGTGAGTTATTTCTTGCGTTCTTTTAAACTCCTCAAACCAATCAAAGTCTTCCACTTTAAAATTATCGAATACAAGCCCCTCTGCAACACCCCAATCTCCATCACAAACGATTCTTGCACGTCTAGGATTCTTTATATACAAATCTTCATATCGTTCAATATCGACTTTATCTAGCCATTCATTAACTCTATAAGTTGTTGTATCTGAAAAAGTATTGTTTAATTTTGTTTCTTCATCAAAAAATGTAGGCTTCAACCAATGTCTTTCCGACCACGGGTTAAAAGTGACTGTGATTTGCTTGAAAAATTCCGGACTATCGTAGCTACCACGTATTGACTCAACAACAGTGCTAAACTTAGCGAATGTTTCTATTTGATAAGCCTCTTCAAACCAAGCCCAACACAAAATGCCTGTATCAACAGTAATCGATGTTATTTTCAATGGGTCGTCTAAACCTCTAAACAGTATTTTTTGTCCAGTAGGTTTATACGTTATTTCCGGCAAACTTTCGTTGAATTTAAATAAGTGAGCAACGCCTAATTGGTTAGTTGCCCACTTTAAATCTGTATACGTTGATTGTTTGTTAGTGTTGCTAAATCTTCTGACTACAAGTATATTTGCCCAATCATATTTCATTATTCGATAAATGAGATTAATAGCGGTAGTTTTACTTTTCTTGCTACCCCTTGAACCTTTAACAACACGGTAAAAGTTTTTGTTGTGCCAAAACTTATTGTAGCCACCACCGATTTTATTTTTTAGATCAAGTATTTCATACATGACTAATCATCTTCCGGAATATTATCAACAAACATCGGTATTTTGTGGTCGACTTCTTGTTTGTCTGTAAATAATTTGTGATGTCTACCTAACATCTCTAAGGCTTTGTTTTGGTCACTTATTTTAGGTGACTTAGTAACAAGTTGTATGTGTTCATCGTATACTAATTGCATTTTGCCAGTATCCGGATTCTCTTTATAGTCTCCAGTTTTTGTTACGACAGCTTCAACTTCCGTGTGTTCTCCTCTAGCTGTTCTAGTTAGCCTATACAACACTTCTTTACCTGACATAATATTCTCGTCAAAGAGTTTTGTTTCAACCTCCTTGATATAATTCTGAATTTCAACATTCTTCAACATACGCTGTCCTTGTGAGTACGCCGTCTTTTCGCTATATCCGGCATGCACAGCTGACTTAGTAGCATTGCCATAACATTCAGTACCAGGTATTGTATATACTTCTGCAAACAAACGTTGCTTTTTAGTTAATTTGTTCATTTCATTTACCACCAACTCTCGCGCTATACGCTTTTTAAAATTAAAAAAGGGATTGGCTATAATCAGCCAACCCACATAGATCCTTTATTCCTAATTGCGATAAGGGAAACGCAGTAAGATAGTCAATATCCTACACTATCATAATATCTCGTTATAGGTGTCAAAAACTGTCATTTTACTGTCAAATTTAGTATTCTCCTAATTCTTCGGCTAGTTTAGACACTATTTTCTTCTTGATTCTATGCGCTGTACTTTCAGAGATGTGTATGTCATAACAAACCGCAATCAAAGTCTTTTTATTAAAATAATACTCTTGAATGAATTCGCGTTCTTTCCTACTTGATGTGTTGATTATACGTTCAATCGCACTCTTAAACTCAAGAATTTTACCTCTTCGTATACTACAAAGATAATTAGTTACTGCCATTTCTGTTTTTGATGTATTAGATGGTACAAACTCCCCGCCTATATTTGTATCTGTTGGAATCCACGGTGTCATTATTTCACTTCTTAAATCTTCAAGTTGTTTATGATAATTAGGATAATCGCACAACTCGTCTTCTAATTTCCGAACTGTTGATAATTTTAATCCGTATTTCTTTTTAGTCATGAATACCCTCCGTACAAATATGTTTAATCTTCAAAATGTCTCAATCTACTTCTTAATATCTCTATCTACCGCTCTTTAACTTTCACATCGCCTTTTAACTGTTCAGCTTGCAACATCACACCAAACAATAAGATGACTAGTAATATAATTGCTATGACTAACCACATCATCTACTCTGACACCTCCGCCCTCATCAAATCAGACTGATCGCTCAACTTTGCGAAGTCACTCGGCACCTCTACATCATCATTAGCCGTCATCA